TAGAATATATTGTAGTCAAGAATGTTTAAGCAAGAGGAGAAATGAAAATGAAAGCAGTAGGTAAATGGGTATTGATTGAAGTAGAACAACAAGAAGAAAACGGTATTCTTATAGAAGAAGGTAATCGTGGAAAAATAGTATCGTATGGTGCTGATTGTTGTTTCGTGAAAGACATAGCAGAAGGTATTATGACGGCCTTACATGAAAACGGTGAGATGTGGAAATCTCCACCAGAAGAAGTGTTTATACAAGGTTCGGCAGAAAATCCTTTCATTGGGGCTGAATGTTATTTTAGCCCTAGAAATGCTATAGATGTTGAAGGTTTGAAATGTGTAAGAGACACAGATGTTTTTTGTGTTATACCTTTAGTTAGAAGAATAGAAGTAGGCGGTGACACTTTATGTTAATAGGTGATGAAGCAAGAGAGGTTTTCAAAACTGGTTTACAGAAAGTACACACAGCAGTTGCCCCGACATTAGGGCCAGCAGCAAGAACAGTGGCACTCAAACGTAATGGCAGAACTATTGTAATTAATGATGGTGTTACCATCGCAAGAAAGGTTTGGTCAGAAGACCCTTATGAACAAATGGGTATTGATTTAATTTTAGGGGCAGCAGAAAACGCTCAATCTAAATCTGGTGATGGTACAACAACTGCAACAGTGCTGGCCAATTCTATTGTTCAAAATTATGATTATAGTCGTGTTTCAGATTTTACTGAATTGTTAGAAAAAGATATTGAAAAAGTATGTGAGTTCTTATACAATAAAAAGAGTGTTTGTAATTTAGAAGATGTTACTAATGTGGCTACTATTGCTGCTAACAATGATTCTGAGTTAGGCCAACTTATCCATGATGTGTTCAAACAAATAGGTAAGGATGGTGTAATCACTGTAGAAAAATCAGATACAAATCAAACAACATATAACGTAACCGAAGGGTTAGAAATAGACAAAGGATATTTATCCCATCTTATGATTAATGATGATTCTACAGGAGAAGCGATTTTAAAAAATCCTTTAGTATTATTAACAGACAAAGAAATTAAAAAGTTTGAAGATATATTACCAGCGTTGAAAATAGCAGATGCCAATTCTCAACCACTTCTTGTTATATGTAAAGAAATGGAAGGTAGTGCTTTATCTAATATCTTGATGAATATAGTACAAAAAAGAATAGATTGTTGTGTAGTTCGTGCGCCAGATTGGGGGCATGTACAAATTGAATTATTAAGAGACATGGCTGCTATTTGTGGGGCTAACCCATACTTGTCTACATTAGATATGGATTTAAGAAAAGTCAAAAAAGAAGATTTAGGAACTTTAGATAGGGCGGTGGTAAATAGATACAGCACAGTTTTAATTGGTAAACCGCCAAACGAAGAAATCTATCAAAAGAGATTAGGCGACTTAAATGCTATGTTAGAACAAGTAAAAGATGATTGGGAAAAAGATAAACTTAGAACAAGACTTGGTAGATTAACTGGTGGGGTGGCCGTAATAAAAGTAGGCGGTATGACAGAAACAGAAATCACCGAAAGAAAAGAAAGATTAGATGATGCATTAAATGCAAGTAGAGCAGCATTACAAGATGGTATTATCGCAGGTGGAGGATTTATGTTGAATCTTGCTAGTAAAGAATGTGACATCAAAAGTGAAGCATTGAAAAAAGCATTATCAGACCCTATGAAAATTATTGCTAGAAACGCAGGTCAAAAAATCAATGGTCAGTATGAAAGAGATATTGTTGATGGTTATGGTTATGATGCTAAAAACAAAAGAATGATTAAAGACTTTTTAGATTTACAACATGGTATTGTTGACCCAGTTTTGGTTACTATGAATTCATTGAGGGTAGCAGCATCTATTGCGAATTTAATATTATCAACAGAAGTGATTATTGCGGAGAAGGAACAAAATGGATTCTAAAAAAGTAATATCTGTTAAGTTCCCTGCACCAGTAGGGGCAGAAGTAAAGTGTCCCATATGTGATGGTAATAAGTGCATAGCATGTGATTGGTCTGGTAAATTATCGATTACTGTAGATGCCAAGGTTCCTATTCAAAGAGCGCACATTGTCAAGTATGTTGTAGACAATTTACAAACAATAGCCCAAGAGATAACTAAAAAATATGGTATGACACCGCAGATAAATACTAAAGAAGTAATTAAAATTAATGACGGTCAATATGAGATAGTTCAGATAAGTAGTATAGGAGGCGCATGTTGGATTGCTAATAGAATAGACGAATATGCACCACCACAATATTTTACGAATTACCAAGAGTTGACTAAGTTTTGTGGAGGAATGGAAATATGAAAATGATAGGTAAGATACCAAGAGATATGAATAATGAAATACAGGTAAAAACTGGTAAATACAAAGGAATCGAAGTTATAGATATTCGTTGGTACTATAATAAAGATGGGGAAATGTTGCCAGCAACCAAAGGATTTAGATGTAATCGTGATGAGTTTAAACATTTGATTGGTGTATTAAAGAGGGTAGAAGGTGAGCAAGATGGACTTAGGGATTAAATTAATATTAGTAAGGTTACAACAGGTTAGAGAACACATAGAAACATTATATGGTGATGTTGAACAATTAATCAATGATACACCTATGGAAACAAAAGAGTTTCAAGTGGGTATGTTTTTAGGGATGAGTATGGTTGCAGAACAACTTATGACTTTATTCCCAGATTTATTAGAGGAGGAATAAAAATGGAAGATGAAGAAAAAATAGATAAAATGCGGGAACTAGAATTAAGAGTGCAAGAGTTAGAAGAAAGGTTTGACTGGTTAAAAAAGAAATATGATTACGATTTAAATGCTATGGTAAAAGCACTGAGCGATTTAACAGGAGAACCAGAATTCAAATTTAGGTGATTAATTTGCTTTGGTCTGATTTCGCCAGAATGTGCGAAGCAATTCAAAATAGAAAATCGTCCAATGAAAAGGGGGCGATTCTTAAAACTTCTAATTTAATTGATGAGGCCAAACAAATACTTAGTTTGAAAATAGAACCTAATTTTATTAAAGATAAAAAAGCAATAGTTTGGATTGCTAAAATTTATGAAGTGTTGGAAGAAGATATATCTCAACAAATAAAAATACATGGAGATATTGGTGAAGGCATAAAATGGTATGTCGAAAATTCCAACAAGTCAGATTATACGGTAAAACAAATAAAACATCTATTAGAAATGAATTGTAGCAAAATAGACTCGAATGCGTTTTCTTTGATTAAAGAGGCTTTTGAAAAAATGAGCAGTAATGAAATCAAATGGTTCATTCGTTATTGGTTAAGAAAACCTAGAAATGGAATAGATGATGGTATTATGAGAAAAACATTTGGAGAACCTAAAGCACGTTTTCAAGTTGGTATTTTAGTACCACCTCAATTGTCGAGTCCACTCAAAGGCATCCCTAAAATTTGGCCTCTTATTATGGAATATAAATACAATGGAATTCGAGTGCAAATACATAGGCAAGAAGATATAATAATATTATATAATAGGTCTGGCAAAAACATCACTAAATTATTTCCAGATGTAATTGAAACAGTAAGAAGTTGGGACAATGGTAATTATATTTTAGATGGAGAAATTTATCCAATAGAAAAAGGTAAACCTGCTGCCTTTAGAAATATAAACGTAAGAATACATTCTAATGATATTTCACAGGCTGTAGAAAAATGCCCAGTGAAATTAGTTGTATTCGATTATCTTTTTGAAAACTCCCCATTACGAGAAAGAATAAAGTTAATGGAAAATATAGTTCCAGAAAAATTTAGAACGGTTAGATATACAAACTATCCAGATTATGATTCATTTGAAAAACATAAAAATTTATTTTATGCTCAAGCCATTTCAGATGGTTTTGAAGGTATTATGTTAAAGGATGCTAACGGTAAATACGAACCAGCGAAAAGGTCATGGTTCAAATTCAAGCCTTCTAAAATAGACTTAGATGTGGTTATAACTTCTGCTAGATATGGTGAAGGAAAAAACCAATCAGTGTTTTCTTCATTCGATGTTTCAGTCAAAGATGAAGGTAACTTTGTTGACGTAGGCACTGTTGGAGTTGGTTTTAGTGAAGAAGATTTAAAGATATTAACTAATAAATTAAGAAGAACAATCATTAAATTTGATGATGGGACTTATGAGTTTTTACCTAGAATAGTTCTAAGTGTTTCTGCTGATTTAATTACTAAAAATAGTAAAGGATTATGGGGGCTAAGGTTTCCTAGAATGGTAGCAATCAGAGATGATAAACCAGTATCAGAAATCAATACAATTGAAGATGTTGTAAGTTATGTGAGATGATAGGATGTTTACAAAAGAGCAATTGCAGGGGATATTATTATCATTGGCCAAAACTGAAATTACTATTCAACGGCAAGAAAGTAGAGATGTAGGTTTCGCTGTAAGATTAGCAGTTCATTTTAGAGCGAAGAATCTTGAGTTTGTTGAAGCATTACAAAGAACTTTTTTACAATATCAAATAGAAAGCAATCTAAGATTACACGAAAGTAAAACTAGAAAGCAACCTATATTATCTGTTAGAAAACTTGAATCACTATTAAAATTAAGTGATTTGATTCCTATAGTTCCAGATGCTTTGAGCCAATGGGATAATTTCTTACAGGCTTTGGAGATAGTAGAACACGCTGAACATTTGAATCAAGATGGAATACAAGAAATTATAGAATTGAAGGAGGCGAATAAATGAGTTGGGCAGCGATGTCAAAAAAAGAACAACCTATAATTGTTGTAGGAAAACCATCTACTGGTAAAACAACAATCGCTCTTTCCTTATTAGATGAACCTCTGATATTTTTTGCAAACGAATTTGAAGAAGGGGTTCCGAAAGACATACAGTTATTGATTGAGGATGTGCATCATAAGGCTAATACCAAAGAAATAGTCAATCATTTGCGTAAAACAAAGGCCAAAGTTGTTTTAACTTCTGTCGATAAAAAATCTATACCAGCAGCGATTAAAAAATTATGTAAAATAAAATTGGCTGGTTCTACAGTGCATTCCCCTTTTGCAGATATTGCTCCTAGAAGTGTGCCAGCACTAAATCCTAAAGTTGAAATTTTCGACATGTTAAAAATCTATTTAAGAAATAGAGATAGAGATGAAGTTGCCAGAATCTTAAAGAGCAATCGACCACCAGATGTATTTCTCATGAATGCATTATCTGACCATGTTCACTTTAATAGATTATTATTTGTGGATGCTAAAGTTAAGCGCAGATGGAGACAACCGTACTTCTATGAGATGCTGGCTTATGCTTTTAGTGGTGGACACGCAGGAAGATTTTCAATGCCTAAGTTCGCTCAAGATAAAGAAAGGCGTAGAATATTAAGAAGATTAGGATTCAAAATTAATGAGTGGGGTCTTCTCATGGATATTGTTAATGGCTCAGAAAAATTTAGACATTATACTCAAAAGAGATTAAACAATCAAGAATATAGATTGTTAGGTATTGGTGAAAAACCAATTACTAGAAAAAAGGTACGAAAGAAAAGTAAGAAAACATTGGAGGATTATATATGAAAAGCGAATTATGGGCGGAAAAATATAGGCCAACTAGATTGGGTGATATGATAGGGCAAGATAGTTTTAGACTAGATGCCGAAGGATGGATTGAGCATAAAGATATGCCACACCTTTTGTTATTTGGGCCAGCAGGAGTAGGGAAAACAGCAGCAGCAATGGTGTTGGGTAAAGAATTATTAGGAGAATACATGGATAATTTTTTAGAAATCAATGCTAGTGATGATAGAAAGTTAGAAGTTGTTAGAACTCAAATAAGAGAGTTTGCACAAACTATGAAGATTGGTGATGTTCCTTTCAAGATTATACATTTAGATGAAATGGATGGGATGACAACAGATGCTCAAAATGCATTGAAGAGAGTTATGGAAAGATATTCTGAAAATGTCAGATTCATTATTACTTGTAATGATAGAAATAAAATTATTCATCCTATTCAATCGAGATGTGCCAATTACTTTTTCCAACGATTAAGTGACCAAAGAATTTTTGACTTAGTTATGCGATGTTTGAAAAACGAGCAAATTCCAAACATTGAGGAAAAAGTTTTGTTCCACTTTATAAGTGCGTACAATGGTGATGTTCGTAGGGTGTTGACTGAATTGCAAGCGGCTTTGATTTCTGGACGACCTTTAGGGGTTCAAGTTATTCAAAGTTTCAAGGGTTATTCTGATGTGGTTCACAAGATAATAGATGGTGATAGAATGAATGCATTGGAATTATTGTGTGACATGAATAAAGACGGTCAAACTTTACAAGAAATTTGTTCTGGATTACATGAAGTAGTTATGAGGGACGAAATAGATTACAACAACAAATTCACTTTTTTGCGAGCCATAGGCGAAGCAGAATGGCGAAGCACTAACATGACACCAAGAGTTTTGTTGTCTTGGTTAGTAGCATCAATAAAAATATAATGGAGGAAAAAATATGTATTGGGAAAACAGTATAGAAGAAATAGAAAACACAGCAAGAGTTCTAGAAATGGAGGCTACTGCACTGAACGAAAAACTAGAAGAAATAGTGCTACAGCACAATTTGAATAAAGAAACAGATGGTCAGCAAATAATGGCTATGTTTAGAAATTGGGCGCAGCAAGTTAGGAGGAGACAAAAACAAGGCACTCCTAATCTTTCTAATAACACTGGCTCTTTTGTCAAAAGAGGATTTGGTATGTTTGTTGGTATGGACGAAGTTCGTAACAATATGCAATATCCTAGAGATATGATTAAGGCTGCTTGTGAGCATGATTTAGAATCAGTTTATCGTGGTGGTATAGAAGTTAGTAGTAGACCATATGGTATTTCACTTACAACTAAAACTGAAACAGGTTATCAAATTAGTTATATTGCCAACGGAGAAGAAACGATTCGTGATAAAACTCTTGGTGGTAAATCATTAGATGAAAACTGGTTTAATAAAAACATCAAAGACAATTCTTGGGAATTTGAACTTGGTTGGGCTACTCCAATTGATTTGACAGAAAGGTTTCAAAATGGTGACAAAAACCCAATGTATTCTAAACCATTGGCATTAACTGATAATACTAGGAGAGCATACTTTATTGGCCAAGGGCCGAATGATGAACTACCTAAATATTGGCCAATCCAACTTAGAGATAAAGGTGAGAGTTTAGTCGCTACAAATTTTTCAGAAAAGGTTCCATTATTTGAACCAGTATATTTTACTGGTGTTTGGAATGAAGAAAGAAATATTGTTTATGGTACAAAAAACTCATTGGACACTTTATTAATTAATAGTAAACTACCAGAAGACCATGATGATAAAATTGCAGTTACTCCAAATGTTTTGGATATGGTTAACAGTTGCATGGGTGGATTGACTACTAATTTGGTTAATTTAGATATGTTCCATAAAAACTCATTAACTAAATCATATGCTGAAAGATTAGTTATTACTGATGGTATGGTTACAAATATGCAACCATCTCCAAACAAACTTGGTAACAGAACTATTTGGCTTGGTTCTTTAGATAATTACAGTTATGATATTGACCAATATGAAGATACAGTTTGTTGGTTGCCTTCTCACATTGATTTAGACTTTGGTGTAGGTAGTCAAGTACTTGTTATTGGAAGAACATCTCAAAGAGAAACTACAGATGAAGAAACTGGTGAAGTTACAATTAATCCAGTAACTATTAATGTTGCAGGGTTATTAGTATTAGAAAGAAAAGGTGAGCCTACAGTAGTTAGTGTAGAAAGCACTGATGATGATTGGTGGTGATTTCAAAGTCAATTGTTAGGTTGACAGAAGGTTTTTCCAGTAATAACAAGCAAAATCTTTCCTTTGCGGAAATAGTGGTTCCGTACCATGAACTTGTTTCCTTCAAAACAACTACAGGAGAAATAAATATGCAAAGTGCGTTTAAATTAGGAACTAATTCAGAAGATGAATTTAAAAAACAATGTGAAGAAATAGATAAAAGGTTAGCAGCCATGAACAAAAGAAACCGTTCTTTTCTAAGAGTCGGTATTCATGGTGAACCTAAATCTGGAAAATCGGGTGTAGCCTTAGATTGTTTAACAGAAGAAGAAATCAAAGACGGTTGGAAAGTGATTGCGTTAGATTGGGATAACGGTTGTGAACCTACATGGAGAAACAACTGGGATTCTAGTGAACACATTATTGTTTTTGACCCTCACTGTTTTAATGAAGATGGCTCTCCTAACTTTGCTCAAAGTGAAAAACTAGCAGAGGCTTTTGTTCGTAGAGTTAAGAATGGTGACTTCGGTGATAAGTATAAATTTGTATTTGATGGTGTAGACAAATGGTTAGTTAGATGTTTTGATACTTTGACCAAAGGTAAAAAAGAAACAGATTTCAAATTTATTCCTATCCTATATGGTAAGAGAAACAGACATTATAATTTATTGTTAGATAAAGTGGATGCTTTAGAATGTGATGTATTTTTCATCACTCATATGAAAGATGTGTATGAGGGCATAAACAATCCTAACCCAGTCGGTAAAGAAGCAGATTGGCATAAAAGCACTCCTGCTAGATTTAGCCATGAGATTAGGATGACTAAAACTAAAAAACTAAAAAGTGTAGAATATTCAGCAGAAATACTTTCATCTAAATCTAATACATTAAGTGTTGGTAAAACTTTCAAAGTTTTAGAAGTTGACCATCAAAAGAATGAAGTAAATTGGAGCGGTATTCCTCCACTGAAAGAGGGAACAATATGATAATAAATATGGATAGTTTTCTAAAAGCAATCAAGTATTGTACAATGAAGGGCAAATGGGGAGACAAAAGTGGCGAGTTATCTTCTCAGATAACTTGTAAAGTCGAAGATAATAATTTATATTTGCTTAGTGCTAACAGAGCAAACTCTGTTGCTGTAGCATATAAGTTGGTCTTAGACAACGCAGAAGATGTTGAGTTTGTTTTAGATTTAGAAGTGTTGCCTATGTTGAAAACCTTTTCTGGTGAGGTTGAGTTTGAGGTTGATAATGTTTTGACAATATTGCAAGGTAGTGATTCTGCTACAGTTCCGTTAGTCGCCCATCATGAAAATGAATCAGCGATTGATAGATTTAGTCCTAAGTTAATCAATTGGATTGATGAAGGTTTTGGGCCAGACTTTACATTCGGTTCAACTAAATATGACTTAACAGTAAATTTAGATGCTGATAGTTTGTCTCAATCTATTAAGGCTTGTGACACAGTGGGTGCATCTAATTATGTTTTAAACTTCCATCCAAATGAAAGACTATATTTACAGGCATCTAAAGGCCAAAGAAAAATATCTAATGAATTACAAATGAGAGAGCATAGTGGTAATGCTGCTACTGTTCCTTTTGCAGCACCTATTCATGTTTTATTTCAAAGTGAAAACGAATGGGATAATAGAATCAATTTAAGATTACATGATGACATGCCGTTATTTGCAAGTACAGATTTCGCTGCAATAGTAGTAGCACCATACATGAGTTGAGATACATGATTATCACACACAAAGATAATACTATTTATCTTAGATGGCGTGATGAAAATGGTAATAGATTAGAAAAAGAAGTTACTGATTTTAGACCATATTTTTATGTGAATTCTGATGAAAGGATGCCGCAAGCATATAATATTCGTGTTACTAATTCTCAAGGTAGAAAGATGAAACTACCTCAAGAGTTTGTTTATGAAAGAAGTGACCAAGTTAATTTAGAAGGTCAACCTTTGACTAAAGTTATGGTTACTAAATATAATGATATTAGAACCGCTAGAAAATACTTTGATAAAACATACGAGGCTGATGTAAGTTTCACTCATCGTTATTGTATTGATGAGATGACCGAAATACCAGAATATGATTTACGCAAATGGTATTGGGATATGGAATGGATGACTACAGGAGAATATGATGGGGCAATAACAACTATTGCTGTTTATGATAATTATGCAGATTGCATAAACTTATACTATTGGACTCCCAAAGATGCTAAACTAGATATGATTGTAGTAGATGCTGTCGAGTACCATTTTAATTCAGAAAAAGATATGCTTGAGGCTTTCGTTGCTGATGTAGAAGAACAAGACCCAGACATGCTGATTGCATGGTTTGGGTTACAAGCAGATGTTCCTAAGTTATTTGAAAGGTTAGAAGAAAATAATATTGAAATTGGTAGACTATCTCCTATAGGATTAGTTAAACCTAGTAAGAAAGCATGGAATCAAATATCACCTATATCTCAGCCTATTTATGGTAGATTGTGTCTAAACTTAGACCATGCATTTGAAAGACAATGGAACGATGCACAACGAGGAACTTTACCGTCTACTGCTTTAGATTTCGTTGGCAATCTTTTATTTGGAGAAGGTAAAAAGAAAGATTCTAAATTTACGGATAAAAACGAATTCTTTAGAAGGGCTTGGTTAGAAGACACTCAAAATTATTTAGATTATAATATTCAAGATGTAGCGTTGTTAAAAAGAATAGATGATGAAAACGCAATATCAGAATCAATACTAGCATTACAACGATTACTAGTTGCACCTTTCGATGCTTGTTTCTATGCTTCTCACATGGGAGGTATTTATTTTATGAGACACGCTGATTGGAAAGTACCAACGGGTGATAAGGACGCTGAAAGAGTAGAGGTAACTGGGGCTATGATATTCGACCCAGAAATAAACAAAACACATGGTAGGCATGATAATGTTGCGGCCTTTGATTTTGCACAACTATATCCTTCTATGATGATGGCTAGGAATATTAGTTGGGAAACTAAATCTCGTACACCTACAGAGTTTGCTTGTAATTTAGCAACGCCACAAGACTTTAGCCCTGTAGTTAAAAAGAACATGCGATATTATAAAACAGATAAACTAGGTTTGTTACCAAGGTCTGTTCTTAATCTTAAACGACTTAGAGATGAGTACAAGTCTAAAATGAAAAAAGCAGACTCTAAAGAAGAATATCAAAAATGGTTTAACAATCAAATGGCTGTAAAAAGACTTATGGCCAGTTTCTATGGTGTAACTGCGTTTCCTAAGTTTGGTTGGTATGACCCAGATTTGGCTAACAGTATTACTGCTAGTGCTAGAGAAGCGATTAGACATGCTGCTAAAGTTGCGGAGGGATTATAATGGTCAATGCTAAAAACAAATATCAAAGAATTATCAAACAAGCAATAGATATACTAGGTGATGATGAAATGACCACTAGAGAACTTTATGATATTTATGTTGATAAACATTTTAGGTCATGTCCTACAATACAAGGATTAGGTATGATTTTAAAAAGACATAAAGAATTTGTTAGATTAAATAAATATGATTATCCTGCAAGATGGAGGGTTCGGGATGAGCAGTGAGGCTACACATATATGTAGGAGATGTAAAGGAACTGAGGCTTATAAAACAGTAATAAAAGGTAAGGGGTTAGTTGTGTGTGTAGAATGTGATTACGAATGGGTTCCACATGGTTATTGTTTACATTGTAGAAAGGCACTACAACCTATTGGTTCTGCTAGAATAAATGGCGCACCGCATAAGGATTGGGGTTCTAGAAAATATCACAAAAAATGTTGGAAGGAGTTGAATTCATGGAAGTAATATACGCTCACACAGATTCTTTGTTTTGTCCTGTTGAGTCGATAGACCACGCTAAAAGCACATGTGATTATCTTAATCAACAGGTTAGGGAAATATTTCCTAATATACTTGGGTTAGACCAGCACCCAGTTACTTTAGAATTTGAAAAGTTTTATTCTTCTCTCGGTATAGGTATTACTAAAAATCGAAATGCTGGTTTCATATCTTGGAAAGATGGTGAATATTTAGATGAGCCAGAATTTGTAGTTACAGGTTTCTCTGTAAAAAAATCTACAGAAATACACATTGCAAAAATTGTACAAGAGATGGTTTTGAAAATGTGGGCAAATGGTAAATCTGAAAAAGAAGTCACTAAATATTTAAAGCAAGCATATCAAAATATCAAGAAAGGTAAAATAGAAATGGATAGTTTTCTTAAAAGGTCAAGGCTTAGAAAATCTATTAATGATTATGCAACATTAGCGGGTGGAGTTGCAGGTGCAGTATATTACAATACTCACTTGAATCCTTCTGACCCCATAACAGATTCTTTTATCACAATCAAATGTAATATATTATCTGGCCCTAAAACTGTTCCACTAAATGATGGGACTTCTAGGGTAGCGACTTATATTTCAGTCAAAGAAAAAAATGAACTATTGCCTTTATTAGAAGAAGGTAAGATAGAAATAGATTATGGGTATTATGCCGACTATTGTATTAACAAGGCTGACCCTATATACAAAGCAATGGGTTGGGATATGTATCACATTTACGCTGACCCGAAACAAAAAACATTGGAGGATTGGTTTTGATGTTTTGGAAAAAAGAAGTTAGGGACGATAAAAAAATAACTAGAATGCAAATCAAAATAGAATCTTTGCAAGGACAGGTAAACACTCTAACGAACAATCAAAAAAAAATAATTAATTTAATATCAAAAATAGAACAGGTAATAGAAGAATGGAAGGAGGAATTATAATGCAAGAATACACATATCAATGGAACTATCAATGGGCCGAAGACGAAGACAAACCAATTTTGAAGATTACTAAATCTTCATTAGGAACTTTCAATTGGTGTAAAAGACAATATTTACATCAATATATTGAAAGGCTTCCACAAGATACATCTCCAGCGATGTTGAAAGGTTCGATAGTTCACAATGCTTATGAGGCATTATGGGATGACTTTGATATTTCAAAAGCAGAAAATATGAATGAAGAAGAACTTCATTTTTATTTTACTAGTTTATTTCCTATAGATGATTATGGTGAAGTTTATGATAATGTGATAGATTTTGAAATTCAAAGATTTTTACAATCAAAACAAGAGGGTACTTTATCTTCTTATGTTCCTTTGGAAAATGAAGTTACATTAGATGCTGAAATACTTATACCCTTTGATGCAGACCCCACACATGAATTGAAAAGAAGTTATATTGTCCATTTACAAGGTATTATAGATAGAGTGTTTCAAGAAGGAGATATATGCTTCCCTATGGAATTAAAAACAGGGATTTGGAAAGATGCTAAACTTAGCCATATGCGTGGAGAGATGGCCTTTTATAAACTGTTAATGGATGAGCAAATAGATGAAAACGGTGAAAGATTGTTTCCCCCTGTAACAAAATGGGGTTGGTATTACCCAGAAAGTAACTATTGTTATTTAGAAGAAGTAAAATCAACTTCAATGACAGCGTTAAGAAAAAGACTTGCTAGATTAATATGGGGTTACGAGAACAATCATTTTCCTGCGTCATTTTATTATAGGACTTGTCAGAATTGTTCTTTTTTGGGATTGTGTGAAGCAGCAGGAGAAACAGGATTGGAGGATTGGTAATGAAAGATAAAATAATTCAAAAGATAGAAAAACAAGAGTGGAAGTTTGCAGACTTGTTAAAATTAAAAGAAGTCGCTAACCATTTAGCAGAAGAATTGTATATGGAAATGACTAATGCAGAGAAGATAAAATTAGTGTGGGAAAAAGATGTTCCCGAAGGAACCTTTGCTATGGTTTTTCCACCATTGGTAAAAGAACATTTAACTAAAGAGATTATGGCGGTATTTCAAAATAAATTCGAGTCTGCTACAGTTTCTTTTGGTGAAGGCGCACCACCTATGATTGCAGAAGAAATACCACCCCCACCACCAGAACCAATAGAAGAGCATATAAAAGAATCAGAGCCGCCAAAGGAAGGCGAGATAAAAACAAGAGGCGGTAATATCAAAGTAAAGAGGGTATGATATGTTTGATAAAATAATAGACGGGCAAGATAAATTAAATGAAACATTAGAAAAAATACATGAAACATTACAATTCAGTAATAGAATTTTAATGATGGTAAACGCAGTTAATATTGCAACCATCATCACAATATTTGTTTTGGTGTTTTGATGCGATTTCCTAGAGAAGTTTGGTTCGGGTCACATCTTTCTACAGACGGCCAATCCCCAAGAATTGTAGTTTGGAACAAAAAGGAATATGCTGACTTAGTAAAAATAAATAATGGTAGAAGAAATTGCTACACTAATGTTTATGATTACGAACAATTTACAGATAAGGTAGATACTTGGGGGAGAACTACAGGAGTACCTGTTCAAAGGACTGTTATATTAGATAGGATATTTTTAGATTTTGATGCTCACGATGACCAACTAGAACAAGCAAGAAAAGATACTTTGAGTTGTGCTAAAGTCTTATTAGATAATAACACTCTATTCGACATCATATTTAGTGGGAGAGGATTTCATGTTCACGTATATGGAGAAAGGGCTACTGACATCAGACAAATACAATCTTGGTTTAGACAATGGGATTATGAAACTTTAGATGATTGTGGTGTTCAAATAGGTAGGCATAGAAGAATAGTCAATACTATGAATATGGCTTCACAACTGTATTGTATTCCTTTGACCATTGAACAATTAGAAAATTTTACTGTTGACATGGCTAAAACCAAAAACAACACAAGAACTACTTACGGTGAAGAATTAGTTAAATGGCCAGAAGTCCAAGTGCTATCAGCAGCACCGAAAGAAATTGCACAAGTTAGAAAGTTGGGGAAGTTATCTGTATTGCCATGTTTGTATAACGCTATAATGGTTCAAAATCCTTCCCATACTGCAAGAGTATATCTTATATCTTGGTGGAGAACCTTATTAGGTGGTGGGTCAACTACTGCTAAAATAGCAATAGAAGACCAACCAGTGGTTGTAGAAAAAATAATGAATGAATTAAAGTCAATCGAGGGATTAGGTCAAACCATCTGGTTAGATTGGAATGAAGCCCTCACTAGAAAATATGTGAAGGGTATTGTAAAAAAAGGTTACAATGCCCCTAGTTGTTCTGATATATTAATACCAGAAGGCTACTGTATAGGAAAATGTTGGAGGTTTCCAGAATGAAAAAAGTACCAAGGATAGAGAGAAAAAGAAGGTCTTATTGGCAAGATTGGGTAGATGAAATTATGAAAGACGGGAAAGAAAGAAGTTTGAAAGGTATTATAGAAGACCTTGTTGTTAGAAAAGGCACTCTATATATCCCTCAATCTGTAAGGTTAAGTAAATATCTTAGGAGTAATCCGATATATATTTATCACAAACCAAAACAACACACTTTATTTAGGAGGGAAGATTAGTGGCTTTAATTATTGATGATAGAGAAAAATCTACATTTTCTAAAATAATTGAAGAAAAGGCTGCTAAAATGGGAGTTCTAACGGAACGTAAAAGACTTGAAGTTGGCGACTATGTAATTGGTGATGTTTGTTTTGAGATAAAATCTTCTCAAGATTTTTTGCAGTCTGTATTAAACAAAAGAATTTGGAATCAAATAGATAATATGGACAGAAATTATCAAAGAAATTTTGTAGTTATTCATGGGACTGTATTGGATGCTGTTGATAAATTTATGACTCATAGTACAGGGGGTGGTTCTGATTACCGCTCAAAATCTATTTGGCTAAAAAGCAAATTTATGGGAGCAGTAGGAAGAATAAGATTAGATTACGATGTTGATGTGATTTGGAAAGATAGTGAGGCTAGTGTTATTGATGAGGTAATAACGATTATCAAAATGTCTCCAAACAAGAGAGCAGTCATTGAGCCTACTATAATTAAAAAAATAACTACAGAAGATGTTAGGGTAGATATGTTAGCCATGTTAAAAGGTCTTACTAGACCAAAGGCAAGATTGTTATTAGAACATTTTGGCTGTATCATGGAGATAGGTGAGAATGAAGTTTCAGATATTCTCAAAATTAAAGGTATAGGTAAAGTAACTGCCGAAAGGCTATTAAACATATTAAATTCAGAAGAAAAGGTGGGACAATGATAGACGGATTTGATGATGAGTTATATGATATAATGAATGATGTTCCAGATGTGGACATAGAAAAACAAGATTATGAGTTACCTAAATTAGTAAAGGACTATGTAGATGTCGCTAAAGAATATTCTATTGAAAATGAATTTCCAGCAACTATAACTTTCTTTATGATACTCGGACAAATCCTAAAAGACTTTTATACTATCCCAGTTAAAGCACAGCGTATAGACCCTAGAGTTCATTTTGCTTGGTTTCAAACAGCAAGAACTGGTAAAACTGCAATATGGAAAATGTTAGAGGCTATTTGTGATATGGTGTTTGGTAAGATTAATGACGATGATGAAAAGTTCAACACTTTTGAAATAGTCGAAGCAACTGATGCTGCACTCATTGGTTCTTTTGGGGCTAATGGGTCATTCGATAACACAACTAAACAAAGGTTTGAAAATTGGTTAGATGATGAAAATATAGACATAGAAGACTTTGATGATGGTGATTTGGTTCAATTGATGACAGATGTGCCAGCAATTCCTAGAGATTTTACAGGGCCAGATGATGTAAGAATACAAAGGCAAATTTTCATACAAGGTGGTTTAGAAGGGAGCGGTCTTGCTCAATGGGATGAATTTGAATCAAGTGGTATATTCAAGAAAAAAGCCAATAATGAAAATGTATTAGTTTATCTTCAAAAATTTATGAATGGATTAGAAAGTAAATCTAATATTATTCGTAAAAGATTAGCAGGGGGCGATAAAGAAATTGTTTGTGATTGCCAACGCTCAATGTATGCTACAACATATGTTCCTACTAATTTCTTAGAAATATTATTCAATAGTGGAGCATTACAAAGAGCATTAGTTTATGTTAGGGAAATAGATGAAGATATTCTCCATATTCAAAGAGATACATTTATTGATGGTTTAGGGGAAGAATTTGATGGTTTTCCAGAATGTGAAAGGTTTGCCAATGCATTAGTTAGAATTTATCAAGAAGTAGAAAAAAGATTTAATGAAGTAGGAGTTAAATCAAAGGTGTTTACCTTTGACCCTAATGCTAAAGAGGTGTTAAGATTATCTTATAATAAAATGGAATATGCGATAGTTAATCATCCACCTAAAGTAAGAAAACTTGCAAGGTCATTCCAAATCAATTTGATACAATATGAGATGATATTTTCTACTTTGATATGTGCTATTGAGTCTGTCAACAGAACACAAGGTAAATTTATAGTCACTCCTAAAAATATGCACCAAGCAAGAAAAGTTGTTGAGCCATGTTATGATTATCTTATAGAGTGGTTACAAAACAGTATAAGAGGGGATGTTGTAACAGCAGAACTTCAACACAACGCTAGACTCAAAACATTTAGAGAAACATATGATGGATTACAAAAGAAAGATGGTTGGGTAAATCAAAAAGAATATTTACATGAAGTTGCGGCCCGAATGAATAAGGGAACATCTACAATATACCGATATTGGAAAAAAGATAATATATCACAATACTTTGAGAGCAAACAAGTAGTACGAACTACTTATATTAAATGGAGGAAGCAAGAATGAATTGGGAATACGATTTTATAGTATTTGATATAGAGAAGGGGCCAAAAATTATTCAAGAGGTTTTGAATACTCATGGTGCAGATGGTTGGGAATTGTGTTCCTTGTTACCTGTTGCTGGTGTAAAATTATGTGCTTATATGAAAAGAGCAGTTGAACCAGAAGAACCAGAAGGCAAAGAAGATGAGAAGAAAAAAGAACTGTTAAATCTTTGGAGCGATAAACAATGAACACTACTACTTGGTTTTCGGTTTATGAAATCTCGTCTTGCAGTAGGTGGTATTAATGCAAAACTTTACTGGTACTGGTTTCACTAATGATAAAATTGAAAAATTAGCAGTTCCAACTGTTGGTATAACTAATAAAAAACAAGCAACAACATATCTTAAATTTATTCAAGAAAAAATAAACGAAATGTTTGATTACGGAATAGTTCATGAAGATGAATATAACCCAAACCCAGATTATAATAAAAAAGATTTTAACGATATGTTACAATCATTAATTGATTATGTGGACAATATGCCCCACGATTAAAGGAGATGAGTGATATTGTCAAATGTAATGGCCTTAGATTTGGAAACAAAAAATCTTTCCAATGAAATAGGTGGTTGGGGCAACACTCACATGTTTGTAGTTTCTACAGTTTGCACATATGATGGCGCAACAATGAAAACTTACGCAGATGAAAATGATATTCAAAAAGAGGGGGTATTTCCTCTTAGACAATTAAAGTTTGATTTAGATGACCATTTTGAGAAAGGTGGTTTCTTATTAGGCCATAACATTCGTGGATTTGATTTACCAGTATTAAGAGATTCACCAACGACACATATTGGCTGCATTCACAAATACTTAACAGAAAAAAGATATATTGATACTAGCACTATCTTGAATAAGACTCAAGGAGAAAGATTCCATTTAGAAAATCTAGTTCATTATAATTTAGGAGAGAAAAAATCTTTAGAAAGTGTCCAAGCACCAGCATTGTGGAAATCTGGAGAATATGACACTGTTATGGATTATTGTGCAAAAGATACTAAACTAGTATATGATTTATGGAAGCATGGTAAAGAAAACATGGTAAAGGCTTATAGTCAAGTGCAAGATAGCGTAATTGAAATCGGGGTTGATTGGTAATGCAAAATTTTACAGGAGCAGGATTTAGCAATGACGAAATCAAAAAAGAAGATATTGTCAAACAAGTTAAAAGTAAACGAGAAGCAATAATGTCATTGCGTGAAATGTATAATGCACTTTTAAAGTATGGTGAACAACTGATGAGACAAGGTGGTTTTCTTAACCTTGATAAAAATAAATCAGACAAGGCAAAACAAGAGGCTAATAAGTTACTAAATGAGGCTGGACAACTACGCAACCAAATAATAGAATATTTAGAAGCAATGCCCCACGATTAAAACAGGAGATGAAAAAGAATGGAAACAGCAGAAGTAATGGCTTGGTTTTTCTTCTTAGTGGTAATATCTATATTGTTCTTCGCAGCCTTTGGCTCAAGCAATATTGATGAAGCAACTATCGAAGAATATATGGCAAGATTAATGGAACAAGAAAAAGATGGTGGAAGACGGTAACGATGGCTTCAATTAGGCAATACTGTCCTAATTGTAAAAAGTCAATCATTCCTCTGAGATTGATAGGGAAATATGTATCAGATAGGCCAGATGTAAAACTGTGGAACTGTAGTCAATGTTCCTACTTTTGGACTAACGCTCATTAAATCCTCCCTCCCAATGATGCCTCTGGCGGAGGGAGTGTGAGAAAAAAATATAATTCGATTAAACTTACTTACATCATGTCGTATGATTTGGTGCTAACTTTATCTTTTTACTTTTGGACTTTTATTTTTGGATTGATTGTTAGTAAGCCTTCCAAATCGAAAACCATCGTAAGCATCAAACCTCGAAGGCCGCCAAAACCAGAAGTGTTCCAGATAGAGAAGAAGTTTGAAAATACATAAAACTATTTTTTTTTAAAATATTCTTTTGTTAAATTTTTGTAACGTGTATTTGTAAGTGAAAGTGAACAGAATTTATTTTGTGACGTGTTACAACTAAAAAAAGTGGCAACGCAAAGGTAGGGGTAGAAGGGGTATGTTTGGGTAAAATTGCACTTTTACTTTTTCAGTTTTTCAACTACAACATACACGAATAGAAAAAAACTAGAAATCATAGATATCCCTATCAAAAATAAACCACATGTTTCTAAAACGGTAAGAGATAATCTTTCTGACATGTTTACCTCATGAACCTTTAACGATAATAGTAAAATTAGCCGTATCTGAACCACCGCTATTAGAACCCTCATATGCTAAATTTGCATTATATGTATTTCTATTCATACTAGATGATATTGTTATAGTTCCATTAGTATAATTTTGAGAACTAGATGTTGTGTTGCCTACAGCACCAATACCTGCACTATCTGAAGTTTCAGATAAAGTCCAACTATGTGTAGTGATTGCACCACCACCAGTTTGAGTTCCACCATATGCTTTTAGTGTAAGTACCGTTGCAGAACCACTTGCTACAAATAAATCAGTATTATGGGCATAATCAAAGTCAGTTCCCGAACTAATAGGCGCACCACCATAAAAAACAGTTACATCTGCACTTATAGTTATAGAATTTGTAGTCCCATCATCATCTTTAATTCTAACATTTTGTGGTGCGGCTACACCAGCAGCAGTAGTAACAGCGTAAGAATTAATAACAATAATACCCATATCAATCATGTCCTATATCCATAAAGTGTAACCTTTAATCCTTTACCAGCAGTAGAAGAACCTATTTGGTCTATGTCAAAAGTTATCAAAGCATCATTCGCTAAAGAAGCATCGCTGATTACAGCCGCAGATGCCGCAGATGAAGAAGTAAGTTCACTAGCATCAATACTTAGTTTAGTGCTTAATATTGTTGAACCCGCTTCGTTTATATCTACTATAATTGTTGAGCCTACTGGGGCAGTATTAACAGTTGCTTTTACACCAGTTAGTGTCATAGCGAAAGGCATATTGAAACTTGCTTTACCATTTCCAGTTGTTAAATCAGTAGTTTCATCAGATAAAGAAATTATGAAAACTTCTTCTGATAATAGTATATCATTACCTGCATCATTTGTAAAATATAACGTATTTGGTGTATCATCATGAACCCATATTTGTCCGTAAGCCGCAGTATCACCATCGGCATCTGCTTGTTCTTTTAATGTCAAAGCACCTTCAACCGTTAACTTTGTTTTAGGTGAATTAAGTCCAATACCTACTTTATCTTGTCCACCATCTACAAATAAAGCATTAGCATCACTATTAGTTTCACATCTAAAATTAATATCTGCTCCGCCATCATTTACTACAACTTGGCCTCCACCCATATTAAATGCTTGAACATTAGTTCCATTATATAAATGGTAAAAGATAAATCTTCCATCTTCTGAACCATCTGAATCATCGAATACATCACATAATATTTGACCAAAGGTGTTTACACTTCCCGCATGGTCTCTTGCTTGATATTTTATAGTTCCAATATCAAAGGAATCATGGTCGCCTTCCGCACTAGGGGTTGAATCCCTTTTAAAAATGATTTCGGGTTCATTAGGTGCGGCTTCATCTGTTCCACTATTTTCTAAAGTTATTTGTGGGGCTTGGTCTGAACCACTTGTAAGATGTAACATTGTATCGGGAGAAGCCTCCCCAATACCAACATTACCGTTAGTGTGAATTCTCATTCTTTCTGCGGCTGTATCTGTCCCACTTACTTTAGTATGGAATGTCATTATAGATGTTCCAGTTCCATCTCCACCACCAGATTTTAAGATTAAATCTCCACCATTTATGTTGTTACCGTTAGTAGATGTAGAACCAGCAGAAATAGTTAAGTCCCTACCTGCGGTTGTAGAAGTTGTAGCCGCTACGCTTACCGTTGCATCTTGACCATTTCCAAAACCAATATCTCCACCTGTAACTGTTAAATCAGTCCCAACTGTTGCGGTAGTTGTAGTTGTTAATGCACCTGTAACTGCTAATGTGCTTCCATCAAAAGTTAAGTTTGCTTCTCCTTGAATAGCATTTGCACCAGTGACAGTTGTAATTGTATTGTTGGTTGAACCACTTAAAGTCGCTCCACTAGCACCTATATCACTAGCAACTTCAGAACCAGTTCTAAAATCTACATTCCCACTACCGTCTAAAACTAAAAATTTATCTGTATCTGTTCCAGCATTTACAACACTACCTAAATTTAAAGTTCCTACAACAGAAGTAGCACCTAGCCCATCAACAGAAAATACAGTTGTGTCACCGTCATCACCATCAGAATCATCATCCGATAAAATTTCAAATTTTTCATCTGCTGTATTATCTGCTAATATAAATCTAATATCCGCATTTGCTATTTTATTTTTAAATACTGTTCTTGTTCCGTCACCAAAAACATCCATTGTTGGAGTATATGCATTTGAATCTAAATAACCTATTGATAGATTATTATCTGTTTTGTGTGATGTAAAAAACTGTGTTGGTAAACTCGCAGTTGCAGTATCGGCATCGTGAGCAACTTTAACTAAACCGATAGGAATGTCACCATCGGTCAATTCTGGAATGTCATCAACCGATGTTGATATTCTAACATCCATTGAATTATCTGCTTTGACTACTACTAGATGGTAGAAGTTACCAGAAGTTGGTCTAGTTAATGCGTGTGCGCTCAAAGCACTTATTGAAACATATTTTCCATCTCTAAATATTTTACCTGCTGCAACTGCTACAGTTGGGGATGTCCCACCAGCATAAGTGAAATTGAATCCCATACTTCCAGCCGCACCATTTTTTAATGCATAATTTCCTGTTGCCGCAGAATACAATGCTTTGAAAACTCCAGAATGTGGGAAATCTAGCCCATCTCTAATTTGTAAACTTGCAGTTTCATCGCCAGTGTTTGCTGGTGTTACTAATTGACTTATTCCTACCCCGTCATTGTTAACTATTAATGTCATTATTCTACCTCCACTGAAAGAGTAATATCTATTTGGTCTGAATTATTAAAAGGGCCGATTGCATCAAAAGGAAATCTAGCCAACATTATGCTTTCTACCGTTGCCTCTGTACCATCTGTATTAGATTCTCCAGTAATCTGAACACCTTCTAATCTCATCTCATCGAATTGATTGTCTTGAGGTAATTCCCCGAACACACCAAATTCTCTAATAGCACTAGCAGCCAATTGACTACCTGTTACTGTCAATTTAAAATCTGTACTAGTATCACCAGTATTAGTAATCGTTAGTGTTTCATTTGCAGTCAAAATTGGAACATCCAATGTATTTGCATTCGGGTTAGTAGTGTCTCCACCTATCCCAACATTACCTGTCGTAAAAAAAGTTTGTAAAAATAAATTTACTTTTTTCTTAGCATCTTCTGTTATCATGTTAAATCCTCATCTAAAATTACGCTTGTCTCTACTGAACCTAAACTTGGGTTGAATCCCACGCTGTTAGTCGCTACATTAACTGCATAATTAAATCCAATGGTAAATGGACTACTAAACACACCTGTTTTAGTAGCAACTAGTCTCACTCCTTTGATTTTCATGGTGTCAAAGAAGTTATTTGTGTCATTGACTGATTTAAATTTACTTGCTCTCAAAAAGGCTAAAGTCTTTTTACTTTTTACCATCAGTTCAGCAAGTCTTTCACTAATCCCTTTATTATAAGCCCCTATTTCTAATTCCATTATACCTAGATTATCATACCTTATTTCTAGTACAACATATCTATCTGCGGGAATTCCTCTACTTGGAATATCTAAACTAATTATATCTCCAACTCTAAGATACTCTAATCCTACCATAGATATTTTGATTGTTATCCTAAAGTTATTTTTAGCATAAAAGTCTAACAATTTATTTGCCTTGACATCTGCTTCTTCTTGAGTTCTTATGGTTTCATCAACTTCCTCAAAGGTTTTCTTTCCAACTTCTTTTATACTTGCGCCTAATCTTCTAATAGATTTAACTCCAGAACCATAAACTATTACTTCATTATAGAAATCGTATTGTGATTGTTCTTTAGACACATCTATAATATTACTAGTTTCTTCTGATATACCATAACCCGAATAATCTAAATTAGCATTATCTGGTCTAATTTTTATTCCTTCTGAGGTGATAGTAATTCTTTTATCTTTAAATTCTGTTAAAAATTGAATGGCTTTGTAGACATCTATTCCTGTAAATTCTGGCCCAGTAAAGTATGGGTATTCTACAGTTGATTCTGTAAAATCAATATTGTTAATTTTCATTATATCTTCTACTATATCTTCTGTTTCCATAGCAATAGTGGCAGTAGAGGCTATGTTTGCTTTTACTGGGTTTCTTATTTTAGAAGGTAATGGAGTTTTTACTGTAAATATTTCCCCAACAGAAACTATACCTGCCATTTTTTGACTTACTTTTTCACCAAAATTTATGTTACAAGCCGTCATCAAACCTGCTGGTGGTTTAGATACACTCATTTGTCTTCTTTCTTGCGCATCTCCGTCATTTAACAACACGTCATAAGACTTACCACTTTCAAATCTTTTTCCACTGCCCCCATCTCCAAAAATAGTCGTAAAGTAATTGAAAGTTGGGGGGCTTGAATTTATACTAGTAACTCCTCTCGGAACAATATGAATATCATCACTAGTTGAATCCATATTAACTAATACATACATAGATTGAACTGCTTCTTTATATCCAAATACCTCTCTTTTATCGCTTACATTTTCTCCATTCCATAATTGAATATGTGGGACACTTGCATACATCTTATCATCAAAAGGTCTTTTCGTAGTAGAGGAACTTAGCGTGTATAGATTAATTGAAGATGGGGAATCTGGCCATAAACATGTTTCTGATGGTTTCATTACTTTATAATAATTAGAAATATATGGGGTACTAGTGTTGACATTATCTACAATCAAAACATGTTCTCTAGTATCTGCGCCTTGTGATACACTATGACTAATTACGTGCATAATATGTTTAGGTAACAATCCTTCTTCTGAGGCCATGAAAGAATATTGGGAATCATTAGCACCAGTTCCAGCATTAGTCCAAGTTCCACCAATAGGGTATCTTCTAGTACTATCTGCTGAGTTTATGGTTCCTTGAGTTCTACCTTGATAATATCCTTCTGTAGATACAAGATAATACCCTGTTAAATTAGGAGCAAAAGCAAGCCAATGGTTATCATCCATTTCTGAATTATCTCCTTCTTTTATTGTTATTACTGCTTGCGACCCAGTATTAGATGATGTATCTAACCCACTTGGTTTGTGAGTCAATTGTGAGAGCGCACCGAAACTAACCCCTAAATTAGATTGAGCATATTGGCCTAAATGCAAATATGGTTTAAATAATATTTTAGCACCATCTGCAACATTGGTTGGTTTTTCTTCTGCATTAAATGTTACAGCAGCAAAATCTTTATCATATGCTCTTTTAATTTTTGGATTAGAAATACCATTACTAATATTAGTGGTTTCTGCGAATTGAAGATATGGGGCAGAAGGAAACTCATTTGCACCATCGGAATTAGAACGTAATTTTTTACTTGACATTTTTAAGTATATTCTGTTTTCTTTTAATACACCAGTACCAATAGCAGAATACAATGCATCTGAAACTGGGAAAGTCATACCAGTTGCTAATTGTCCACCTTCTTCATCTGCGTTATCTATGGTAAATCTATCTAAAACAACCCCTTTTAATCCACGATAAATATTTCTACCTTGGCTAAGATAATATAATATTTTAGAAGAATGAACTACATCTCCTTGTGCATAATTTGCCTGTGTTCCTGCTGGTGCAGAATCGGGACTTATGAACATATAATTGTTAACTGTAGTTGCCCTAAATATAGGTGGTAACATACATAATGCTAATGTATCATCGTTTCCTCTTTTTAAATTTTCATTATTTGCTAAGTCTTCTTCTGTTGCCCCAGTTAAAGTAATGTTAGTAGGGGTCACTACATTTGCAGTGCCAACATTGTGAACAATACCTACTTGCGCTCCTGCATTATCATACACTTTATCTCTAGGACTAAAACTCCAATTAGCATAAGTTCCATCTACAGTTATACTTGATGCTCCTCCAGCAGTTATTGCCCCGTCTACCAAAGTATCTGTTTCAGTTGGTGATAGAGGGAAATATGCTGAATTTGTAGAAGTTACTGAATTATCTGGTTTACTAAACACTGCATTTGTCCCAGTCGGATTTTGTTCAATGTCATAATTCTTTAAGGCAAAATTAGTATCTCCAACATATTTACCAGAAAATATTGCCCCTTTAGTTTGTGTTATATCGTTAAATGTAAGTGCATTTCCTTCCTTATGGGCTAATATAGAATCTGCTGTTCCTATGCCACCCAATCTAGGCAACCAATATGCAGCATTGGTTGTGAAATCTGCATCATCTGTAAATCTAAGACAAAATATATTTCCAGTATATTGGGTATCTGAGCCTGTGGGAAATTCCACTGCCGCACTAAATGTTAATTTATTATCAGCAGATGACGTTGCTGAACCATCTGTAGCAACTTTACCTAAAAATTCACCTCTGTCAGTATATATGTATGGCCACCCTCTATCATTAGTGCTATCATTAAAATCAGTATCAATTTGTGAAGCGGTAACTGCGCTGCCATTTTTTGTAACTGTTGCTACAGTTGTACTATCCCATCCAGTAATAGCGTAATTACCATTAGTTAATCCTAAATTGTTTAATGTTTTTAATGGTAAAAAATTAGGAACTGCTAAAGTGTCAGCATCATCAAATCTTTGTCTATTAGTGATTTCACTTTCATTTATTGGAGATTCTGGGTCAACTACATTAAAGTGCCAATCAAAGGTTAAATCTATCAACCTCATTAAACCAAACCTTTTGATTTGATTCCCAGTAATAGAGGACGATGTTATCGGTACAGTTTCAAAAGATTCATCCGTCATTTCATGTGATGATATAGAACCTACATAATTTTCATGAGTTACTTCTGATGAGATTCTTGCTCCAGAATCGTGTAATACTAGATTGTAATCTGTCAAATCTCTAGCAGAAAAACCTAAATGATTTGGCCTAGACATTGATTCTGGATATAAATCGCTTGCTGCGAAAATATGATAACTTATTCCTTTTGGGTCTATTTTATCTAATACAGTTTGTCCTTGTGTTACTGGGTTGTGTCTCCAGAATTCTAATGGGTTATATTCACTAGTACCACTGGCTGATAGTGTTTTACTATCAGTAGAAGTAACAGCACTAACTTGTTCAAATCCCCAAGGCCCACCAAGATTAGAGTAACTACTACCATATGCCATAGTTGAACTTGTCATTAATTTTGGAAGTTTATCAAGTAATTGTTTGGTTTCATTTCTTATTGGCTCGGATATAGTATTACTACCATATACTGGGCCGACTCCTCTAGTTTCTAAACTACCTGTCTTCTTTTGATTACTATAAGCAGTATCATAATAATCATAATCATAAGGGTATAATTTTGCACCCATTTGGACATCATTGGTAGCAGATGTTCTTCCGTTTATTCTTTGGCTAGATTTATATGAACTAGCATAAGCATGAATATTACCGACATCTCTACCATTATATTCTATGAATTTTTCACCGATTCTAATATCTCTTGCTGCCCTATATAAACCACCTTTTTTAGATTTCTGTAAATCAACATAGCGATATATTGGCTTACCAAATCTAAAATTAGTTCCAGTTACAGTTATGGTTAAAGATGTAGTCCATTCGGCATAATTGACTGCCCCATTTATTAATGGTTTTCTACTGTTACCTAAGACTGGATTAACTGCTTGTAATATGCCACCATCATTTAACCCTTGAGTGTTTATAAAATATAAACCATGATTGTGTTGTGTAGAAACATAGAGTTGTTCATTTTCTGCTAAACTAACCCCATCTGGAAGTTTAGACTCTAACAAAATATCCCATTCTGTCGGGGTTTGTGCGCCAGCCCTTGCTCTAATCTTGTAAACGATTCCAACAAAAGTACCATCACTTTTGTAAATAGGATTGCCTTCACCTATGTTTGTATTAGCACTTCCTGTATCTACAGTAATTTCATTTCTATGACCTGCACTGTAAGTTGAACCATCAAAATAAGTTTGAGAATTATCATCATCACTAGCAGCATCTATTTGTGTAGTAGTTACCGTCACTGTTTCAAACCTAACATCTTCTACATTTCTATCAACTCTTGCTAAAATAGCAGGACAATTAGGGGCGAGTTCAATTATTGCTTCACCTTCACCACTTTCAATACTTACTATATTATAATGAGAAAGAGAATTAATTGTGTTTACTGCTTTATTTCTAGCATTAGCAAAAAAACCAACATCAGTATCACCAATATCTCTAATGTTATCTAAGTAATATCCTCTAGCCCTACCGTCAGAATCATCACTAGTATTAGCCAATAGTTTACCTTCTTTAGATGTGACTAAGTTAGAACTTGATGAAAATGTTAATTTTTTACCACTAGTAAAGAAAAATCCTTTATTAGATGCTCCTTTTAAAGAAGTTGGAGTATTTGTTAGTGTAGGATGAGATTGAATTGCTTTTCCAAAATAAACACTATTAGTATGATTTGAATTATATATGTTGATAGATGATTTATACAAGGTTTGATTTCTTGCACTGTATGCGACTGAACCATCATCTAAAGTTATTGTATTACTAGAAATATTAGAAACTACCCCTATAAAATTATAATCTCCAGCACTGCTAGTAAATACTAAATCTCCTGTGCTTAATACGCTACCATCACTTACAGTAAATGATGTATCACCAATAAAAATTTCACCATCAGAATCATTAGTTAACGCAGTCCCAGTATCTTGAATTTCATAATATGGCCCAAGTGTAGAGTAAACCCAATCCTCTGAAAAAGTATAATTTTTATTAAGCACTGGCCCTAACAATTTAGATACATCACTTCTACCAGTAATCATAAGTTTGTGCATTCCAAATTGTATTTTTTCTTCTATTGTTTCTACACTACCTTTGAACATTACTTTTTCTACAATATACGCACCAGCAAAATAATCTAGAATAGAACCAGTTTTCTTATTAGTATCTACTAGATTTACAGATGCTTGATGTGTAGTACTTCCAGCAACATTTGTTAAAGTATCAATTGGAAAGTATGCTTGAGTTATACCATTAGTAGTTAATCCAGTAGTGGGTGAAAAATCTCTATCAAAATCTTGTATTTTTACGTATTGATTTTTAGAATCTCCATATTTTATTTTTATAGTTTGACCAGATAAACTATCATCTCCAGCCAATGTCAATTCTAACCCGTTGATTCTAGATTCTGCAAAAGAGGTAAGTGCTGTACTATTGTATGAAAGAGTATCAGTCCCAATAACTATATCGGCAGACATAGGTAAAGAATCATAAGTTATCTCAGTATCTATTGGAAAATCCACCATAAGAGTAGAAGTTAGTTTTGACCAAGTTCTTCTAAATGCTTTAGCAGAAGTTAAATTTTCTCTAAGCCCACCAGAAGAAAACCCAGACTCATCTGATTCTCTATAATGTGAGATAGTAACTTGTTGTGAGCCGTTAGATGGCGCACCAACCGCACTTATTTTGTAACGGTTAGTATTTATTCTAATAGTTTCAAAAGAACTACCAGATACTAAAAGTGTCCTTAAATCTTGACCTTCTTCTAAATCATCAAAAACGAGAATAGTATCTCCAGAGGACTGTGAAGTAATTGTACCAAATAACCTAGACATTTCTAAATAACTAATATTACCAGATGCAACGACTTGTTTAAGTTCTATGGGGTCATTTGCATTTATTTTTTTGGCCATAATATTATGGGCATCTAAAATTTCTATTTCTGCATATGAGCCAGCAGAGGTTATAGAATTAGATAATTTGACATCAGAAACTCTAGGTATTTTTTCATTTTTTATTGGACTGTCATCGTAATGTAAATATCGTAACGGGCCATCACTTAGAGAATCGCCTTTTTCTCCGCTTCTCTCCCTATTAATATTAAGAAACATATTTGACCAAAGGTCTATATTTGCAGAAAAACTTCGATTATAATCACCAGCAGATGTGCTAAAAGGAGTTCCGTCTCCACCATTATCATCTAAATATCTTCTATATTGTGTTGGTTGGCCACTACTAGCAAACCCAACACCACCTGCACCACCGCTACCTGTTATTGCAAAAGTTGGCTCATCTGCCGCTCTAAGATTATCTACTAATAATCCATGATGATTAAATCTACCTGTGTCTGAAACAAAATCACCATATTCTGATTCAGTAGAAAATACACTTAAATCATGATACATTGTATTATCATAAGTAGAACCATCATGTCTATTGATAGTTCTTCTTATTCCATATTTTGTATTATTATTTAATTGATTCTTATTATCTACCCTATCATTGTAAAAATAAAATTTAGGAGAACTAACATAACAATATTCTATATGTTTTTGAATGGTGAGGTCATCTGAACCATCATCATCAGTATCAAAACTAGCAGTACCATGTAGTAAACCATAAGCAACTGCCACTACATCTGTTCTTGTTTTTAGTGGCCCTTTATAAATTGCAAACTTTGTTCCTTTGGGAACATCTGTAGGCATAGGAGGGTCGAATTCAAGATAAGAGTAGATGCTTGTATCGCTTTCTTCTGAATTAACAGAAGTAATTTTTGCCATATGGTGTAAGTTTTCATCATCTGCGTGAAGTATAACAAAATAATCATTTGTTGACATTCCAGAATTGACTGCTGATAATTCTTGACCTAATACTTCTTGTTTATCAAATACATGAAGTCTATATGATTCTGTTCTACTTAAATTAGACAAATAATCAGAATGAACATCCACTGTACTAGTTCTTCTTAAATTTTCATTATTTGCTAACGCCACTAAATTATTTGTAGCCCCACCAGAACCATCATCAAAATATATTCTATGTCCACCAGAAATAGTTACTATATTTCTTACTGTGCCAACTAATGCACCAGCATCATCAAAAATACTATCTCCTAATTTAAATACTAGATTAGGGTCTATTGTATCAACATCTACATATCCTTGAGAATCTGCACTTATTGCCCCATCTACTAATACCCCAGTATCAGTATTTGGATATAATCTGTTCACTACAGCAGATAAGGTAGCATCTGTTGAGCCATCTGAATAAGACACCCCATATACACTACTTGTATTACCAGCACCAGTTGGGTTAGTTGGAGTATTATAAATTTCATAACAAACCAGTTTATATGTTGCATCGTTAAATGTTGCTGCTCCAGCAGCATTTTTCAAAAGGGGATTGGTAGGAACAGAAGATTGGATAGTAGTTCCTGTTGGCGTAGACATAGGAGTAGAACCTACCCCCATGACAAAAAATTCTAACGCCATTACAAGTTCGCCTCCTCAAACCTATAATATAATAACATTGACCTAAAACTAGGGGCTAAAGTTTCTAATGTATCAAAATTACTTTTAGCATCTGATAATATAGCAAACTCATGCAACTCCCCCATAAATTGTGTAGGTGTCCCAAATTGATAACCAGTTGGGCCAATGGTATTGTTAAGATTACCTAATCCACTTGCAGGGACTTGACCAATGTAACTATCTGCTTGCTCAAAAGAAAATGCACCAACAACATCTATGTTCCCAGATTCTTTTAGTTCGCCATTTACATAAATAGATAAATGCTTAGTGAGGTCATTGTAAACTGCTGCTATGTGATAAGAGTTAAACATGTAAAATGCTTCTTTGTAAGCATCAGTATAAAGGACGGCTGTATCTGACAAAGTATTTGATTGACTCATTGTAATTGTTGTCCCACTTATTCCAGTTACAGTACCGATAGAAGTAAATGTAGTTCCGCTTAAAGTGTATAAATTTTGACCTTTGTAAACTCTATATTGTGTAGTAGCAGTAAAATTAGCAGCACTTGTTGTAGCCCCATTTACAGTAGTTCCTGTTTTTCTGTATCTTGCTCTATTATCTCCCTCATAGGCATTATCATTATATGTTGTAGTTGGATATTCTCTTTGTGTTGATGTTCCTGTATGATAAGTATTAGCAGATATAACATTATTTGAGGTTGTTAGTGATTTAGTAGTGCCATTATTGTGAACTTGAAACTTTACTTGATATTCTGCGGGTTGATTCGTATTATGGTTTGTGTTGTTAACTAAACTCAGACTAACATTCCCATTATAAAATAATGTCATTTCTTGAAGATAACGTAGTTCAACCCCACCTACTTGTATTGTCCCAGTACCAGCATGAGGAGGAGAATATGCAAAGTCTTCAAAATCAAGAGCAGTACCATCACAATTAGAGGGCATTGTTCTTCTGCTTGATAGAACTCCAGCATCACCTACTGGAGAGTTGATACCACTAGATTGTAATTCAAAATCAAAACCCCACCCATTTATTTCATATGGGGTAATAATAGTTTCAATTGTAAAACTCCCTTCGTGTCCAAATAAACCATAGCCTTCTCCAGAAACTTGTGGAATTTTTATATGTCCGTTGCACATTACAGGAAAGACTAGTGCTTTCCTATTAGACACGTACATATTCATAGGCATAGTAATCACCCAAGAGGAACAGTTGCTACCTCAAATTCTAAATTAAATTCAACGTGTGGTTGCCCACCAACTAATGTAGTTCCAAAATTTCTAATGAATCCTTTTATTCCTTCTGCTGGACTGTCACTGGATGAACTAAATGGGTCTGGGTAAGGAGAATGACCTATAGTAAAATCGTTATCTAATTTATGGTTTTTACCTTTGTGTCTTGAACCAAAATTAAAAGGAACCATCTTTGCACTGTCTACATTTCTAGTTGCTGCTGTCGCTATAGTGTCATTATGATACAGCCAATATTTAGAAACAAATGATGGATATAAAATAATCAACTCGTTAAGATTTTGTTGTCTTTGAACAATAGAAGAATCAACATAAGAATGAATCATTTGAGCAACTTCGTGTGCTGTCATCTCTACATCAATAACATCAAACCCATTAGATTGGCTAAATTCATTCGGTGAAGTCCCACTATAAGTACTAGATGTTCTGTCTAGAGTAGTATCACTTAATGCTCCTGCGCCATCTATAGCATTCAAAGGATATGCTTTTTGAATACTTTGATTGGTAATAACTCCATCAATAGAAATACTTTTTTGCGTCATACCTAAATCTATACCTAAGTTTGTAGATTCACCTTTTGATATACCCGAAAAAGGTATAGGAAAAGAAGGAACTTGTTTTGTAGTTGTTATGTTAATATTTTCTGCTTTTAATGCTATTCTATTTTGCATAGAAGCACCAGTAGCAGATATTACATCGCTATCTAATAATTGTGTTGGTTCTCTATTAGCCAATTGTAAAAAAACATGATGGCCACTTAATCCTGTATTTGGGCTTGCAAAACTCATAATCTCACTCCCGTACTTGTACTCCTATTCATTTCTCTACTTACCATTTGCCCTACTCTCCTAGCAATATCTCTAAGTTCATTTTCACTTGCACCAAGACGGCCATTGACATGAACATGAATTGTGTTACCACCACCATTGGGTGTAACAGCAGAACCCTTGGGTAAATTGACTAATTCTGGCCCACGTTCACCAACCAAGAATGCACCAGACCTAGTTATTGTCCCACCTGTGGCTAAACCTTGAAGTCCCATCATTGTTGCAGAACCTTTTCCTAAAGTTGCAGTTGAATTTACAACCTGTTGGCCCGCAGAAGCCATATGTGTGCCAAAGTTTTTTCGGTCTGTAAAAACAGTTATCAATGCGCCAAGTGTCATTATTGCACCTTTTATAAGACCTCCTATACCCACTACAACTAAAGCCAATCCCACAACAAATCTTGCAATATTCATTATAGCAGAAAATGCAGCCATTGCACTTTTGTAACCAGCACTATCTTTGTTCAGACCTGCTGCCTTTAAAGAGTTAGAAAATTGCAATTTGAATTTTTCAAAGAAACCTACCCAATCAAATGTAGTAAACCACCCAATGAATTTTGCAACTCCTGCCATCAAAAATGCAAGTATTTTAGGTAAAAACTCAGCAAGTCTTGGAAGTACTTCTTGTATGGTAAAAGCCGCTAAGTTTGCTAATCCTGTTAAAATAAAATCACCAAACATACCTAATACATCATTGGCAGTTTTTGTTGGGTCTGCTAATGCTTTGAATAACTTAACACCTGCCTCTACTACTGGTCTTAAATAAGAATCATAAAATTCTACTAATGTATTTTTTAATTTTTCAACTCTCTTTTTTAATTTAGCAGTATCTTTAAATGCCTCCATCAATGGTTTTCTAAACAGATAAATTGCTGCAACAATCAATCCAAATCCAATTAATCCTACAATAACTAATTTTGCTAATCCTCTAAAAACTAAACTTACTGTCCTAAGAGGTAAACTGGCTAAAAAGTTAAATGCTCTTTTTTGAAGAGTGGTTATTTTTAATTGAAGTGAATAATATTTTTGTGCTAGTTTTTGGTCAACTGTGCCACCTTTTCTAAACGCAGCCCTAAAACCAACATTCTTTCTACCTTCACTATCAATAAGTCCTGCTTCTCTGGCTGCATCTCTAGTTTCTCCCATTTTACTAAGAACTCTACCTGCTTTTTCTAGTTGCCCAGTCTCTCTAAGTTTGATATATCTCTTTTCTAAAAACTTCATTTCTTGTTCATGCGCTCTAAATAGTTGGCCCTTGCCACCTACTTCTTTTGCAAGTAATTCTAATTCTTCTTTCTTTACTTTATTTGTTTCTGACGCAAGCATTTTCATGGCATGTTGTTGACCATATAATAATTTTAAAATTTTAAAACTTTCTTCAAGCGATTTATTATTCTTTACTTGTTCTTTAGTATTTTTTGTTAATCGCTCACCAAAGAACTTTGTAGTATCTACTAAACCTTTGAATCTAAACATTAAATTCCCAACAGGGCCACCAAGTCTCATCAAACCTTGATATAATGGCCTGTCAGTAATCCCTACAATTTCTTGTCTAGCACCACTTGCCGCAGACTCTACTTCTCTAAGACCATCTCTCAAGCCACTTATTGCGTCCCTATCTAATGCCAGATTTCTTCACCACCTTGTCTATTTCTTTCGCTTTCATCGCCTCGACATTTGTGTGGATGAGTAGCATATCCATAAAGAGTTCTGATGGCATCTTGTACACCTCAAGGGGACTTATCCCCAATCCTTTTGCAAGAGTATATACCATTATTCTGGATGACAACCTAGCATCAACAGGTCTTCCTTGTAAAGCCTGTTTGATTACTCGTTTTTTTGGTCATCCCCCTGTATCATATCTTGCATAGGATTAGGGAGTATTTCTTTTAATTGATTTCCGATATAAGGACTTAATCTTATATAGTCTATCTTTGATAATTCTGGTTCAGTTTTTTCTATAAAATTTTCGACCATAAACTTATACATTGCGTTAAGGTCTAAATTCATTTCACCTGTTTTGGCATCTAATTTCATAACAGAGTTCATGGCTTGTTCTACTTGTAACCATGTTGGCTCTTTTACCCATACCTTCAGATATTCGTCCGAATCGGGAGCGACTCGGATATAATGCTCTCTTGCTTGGCCAGCAAATAATGCTGACTTATTTGTTACTATTTTTTCCATTTTTTTCACCTTTTACTTACTTACATTGTTTGGTGTGAATATAATACATTGAACCATTCTGATTTGGCCATTGTTTGAATATTGGTTTGAGCAGAAAAAGGACGTGGTGTTCTTGGCCTTGGTGGTGGTGTAGTCGTGGTTGTCCCTGCCATTGGTGCGTTTGGATTTCGTGGTTTAATTGCTGTACCATGTAGTTTACCTTTGTTTTGTTCTGCTTGTAATTGTGCTTCTAATACTTCAAGTCTTGGTCGTGCAGCAGGATTACCAGCAACTTCCGCTTTCATTTGTTGTATCTGATTATTTAAATCTTGAATAACTTGTGGGTCTGGTCGAGCAGCCACATTTGTTCCTGTTGGTGTTGTGTCGAATGCTTGTGGGCCTATTGGTTGATTGGAACTAGGTGTTGTTCTTTGGCCTAATTTTTGTCGTACATAACCTGTCGCCCTTCCTGCTAATTCTTTTGCTTGCGCTAATCGTCTTTGATTTGGTGATTGCATTTGATTTTGAGTTGATGATTGATTGTTTATATTTCTAATTTGAGCGGCTGTCATACCTGCTCTTTTTAGTTCTTTTACTTCTTGTACGCTTAAATTTTTATACGTAGGGTCGGGGTTAGCCAATGCTTGTTCTTGAATACCATAAACTGGTTTAGCAGAAAGAGGACTAAATTGCCCCCCAGTTTGAGAGTCTATCTTCGGTTTAGGTGAACTTCTTGCTTGTGCTTGCCGTCTTTGTTCTAGTTCTTGTTGTTGTAGTTGCGGTTTAAGCCTCATAGAAGGTGGTAGTTTGTTTGCACCAGATGTTCTACCTCTTTGAGTTGGTTGTGTTTTTACTCTTCTAATTCTTGGGGTAGTTCCGACTCCGAATTCGCTCAAACTCGTTTGTCGACTTTGCTTAAGAATATCAAACCATTCACTCATCTTCTTCAACTACTGTTTCTTCTTTTTTCTTTCTAGACTTGCGTTGTTTCTTTGGCTTAGGAGGATTTTTCTTAACCTCTAATGCTCTTAATTTAGGAATTGCTTCTCTACGATGAGATTTTAAATTAATTGTTTTTTCCATCTAAATCACCCTTGTAATACCCAGTGTGTTTTCACTGTGCATGTATTCAAAGTTCTAGGCATAATTGTAGCATCTACAATGAAAGGACTGTTATCTTCTGGTATTGGGAAGTTAGCCGCACTAATAAAATAATCTGTGAATTTCAATGTAATATTTTCACCATTTTCTTTTGTAAAAAGTAACTCAATCATTTGTGCGCTAGTGCTTGGATTTTCTGCATCATTTAATAATTGGTCAAACAATAATGAATCTGTAACTAAACCACTTAATGTAATCTCATACATTCTTTGTGCTGGTAAAATTGATTTTGAACCTTTCTTATAATTACCGACAAATCTTTTTTCTTGTAAGTTATTGTTTATTGTTAATGTAAAGTTTGATATTTTTAAAAACTGTTGGCCGAATATGCTTAAACTACCATCATGGAAAAAGAATGGTTTTAGGAACTCTTCTACACTAGCATTTGCCCCTCCAGCACCAGAACCGAAGTTGATTAAACTTCTATCATCTGTTACTCCTCTTCTTGCCAAATAAGCCGCAGCGACAGAAGATGTATCATTACCTTGTGGTTTTATAATTTGCTTTGTCATTAAATCCATGCTCATTTTAAGTTCTTCACCTTCATTAGCCATTAAAGTTAAAGTATTGACTGTATTACCTGTTGCTATTCTTGTAAAAACTTCATCACTCACTGTTAATGTTTTTGATGTCCCATCATTAGCAGTAGTCGAGTAACTTTGGTTTGTACCGTCTGATAACATTGATTGTGTAGGTGAACCTTTGTTGATTACATGTTCTAATGTAAAGGAAGGCAATTCACTACCATTGGCTTCTCCAAAAGTATAGGTGATTGCATCATCTATTTCACCATCTGCCCCAACAGTTGAATGTGTTAGTAATTCTAAGCCACCAGTAAAATCAGTACTATGTGTTACATGTGCTTCCGCAGTTATCCCTAAATCAGAAGGTATTGGTGGTGGACATGAAACATTGTCGACACTTCGGTAAAAGAATGGGCCTTGTTCTAACATCCCAGAATTATTTCCACTAGAACCATCATCTAAATAAAATCCAGTGGTAGTTGTTGTAACAAACATATCAGTATAGTTATCAACTCCTGTAAATGTAGCATTTATATTAGTACATTTACCTAACGCATAATACAACCATGTTCCTTGATTAGCACTAACTTCAAAGGCCCCTCCTGCTGCGTTTTCCATTCCTTTAAATTGGAAAGTAAAATTTCTACTTCCTCCAAGAGCAAGATTCTTTTGTAATATTTCTATTTCTGGATTAGGAAAAGTAATTGTATTTACTATTCCCATCCAATTATCTGCGAGCAATGTAGGTTGACTTGTTGAACTAGATGCGTCTGCCCTAATTGGGCCAACTACTGGAGTGCCGAATTTTCTTATGACAACATAAGAATTAGCGGCTAAACTAGAAGATTTAAAAGTTTCATTGAAATAAATACGCTCTGAATCATTTCCAGAAATAACTCTACTTAAAATTAAATTATTACTGCTATCATAAAAATCAGCAACACATCCAGTGTACAAATCTTCGACTAATAAATATTTACTTTTAAAAGTGACACCACTACCACTTGTTTGTGATTTAAAATCGTCTGTGTCTAAGAAAAAACTGCCCTTAGTTGCATCTCCACTAGCAGCAGAAAGACTAGCACTACCACCAAATTGGTCAACAGTATCATCCAATCCAGCCGCTCTATATCCTAAAAATAAATCACTCTCTGGGACTAATGTTACTGATGCACCAGACCCCATCCATACTTCACTATTCGTTA